ACTCTTATTCGTAGTTGTAGTTGTATCAGTAGCAAAGATATAGTCTCTCACTTCTTTCCAACGATCAATTGCTGTTTGTCGTTGAGAATTATAATTAAACCATGTCTGTGCAATGTACTGTGCTTCACCATCTCTTCCATAGCGTTGGCACAATGTTAAAGGTTTGCGACCCATTATATTCCTTTATCTAATTCCACCAAAGCGTGGATGGTAAATGTTATTTTGTCTACGAAGCTCATTACGCTCCACGTTCTTAGGCTTCACTGCAATACCAACCACAGAAGCTAAGGCATCCTTAATGTCATCATGTGCAGGACGAGCTAACACAAGTTGTTCCTCAAGCATGTCCGTGTATCCACCTTTAAAGTGCCAGATATGCATATTCTCATAACGATGTTCAAGAGCAGAAGCAATACGCTCTTCTTTATTACCTTCGTTACGTGTAGGACGATGCTCCTCAATAGAGAGTGTCAATCCTTCTTCTTTCATCTTATCTTTCAAGTCTCTAACGATAACAGCTTGGAACACTGTCACTTCAGCTCTAAGCTTTTTAAACTCCCATTTACTATGGAGGTTCACCAAGTGAGAAAAGTATTCAGAAATCTTATCACTCTTGAACACATCAATGTCAAGAATGTAAATAGTATTAGAACTATCTACACCAATTACGACAATAGCTGTATCGTCAGCCTTCTTAGATCGAGAAGCATTAAAGTCGATGGCAGCATAGACATTTAATCGTTGTCCCTTGAAATACCAATGACCTGCTTCCTGTTTCAAGAATTTCTTATCGTAATATTGGAACTTATCTCTGTTGATTCTGTTAGAACCAGGATCATTTGGATTATTGTAATATTGAGCGTAGAATTGTGTACGATCAGAGTATTCAGCTTTAATACGAGCCAACACTTGATTATCAAATCCAAAGAACTTTTTATCTTCCCGCATAGCCTTAGGCCAAATGAATTGACCATCAACCTCTACTGCGTATTCTTGGATTTCCCAAACAGGCTTACGATCCACAATTTCACCCTCTTCATTATAGATGTCATACTCTTGACCTTTCCAAGTAGAGTAGACATCATTTGGGTGATAACGAGTGCCACAAGCGAGAGTAAAACCCCCAGCATTACGAATAGAAGTGAACTGACTAGACTTCTTAACCACACTTTCTCGTCCATCTTCTGTATATGCATTTTCAGGAACAACCAAGTCATCAGGGATGATGATGTCAGCGTGCCATCCTGTTGTGTTAGTTGTGAGGCCAGCAGTGGATACTGTCTCATCTCGAATACCTTCAAGCTTACGCTTAACATGGTCAATAGAGAACTTACGTTGACTCCACTTCTCACGTTTACCTTCTTGCGGGTTGATATATTCTGGGAAGTAGCGTTGATATACTGTACCACCCATAATATTCTGAATAGCGTAAAGTTGTTTCTCAGCAAGCTCTGCAGTAGCAGATAGATAGAGGATTGTCACTTCTGGATGTCTAGTGATAATCCAAGCAGCCCATGTAGCCACCATATGACTCTTCAAATGTCCACGAGGAAGGAGAATAAGCTTATTGGTAGACTGTTCTTGTCCTTGACCATATAAACTATACTCTTCCATCCACTTAAACATCTTCCGATGGATATCTCCATAGACATATCCAGGATTAACGAGCTTGGCGAAGAAGAACAAATCTACCAACGCCAGCTCTCTAAGCTCCTTAGCCTCTTGAGGCATCTTCTCAAGCTTTCTAACAGCGTCTAAGCGCCATTGATCTTCTTCTTTAGCCATTAAGCTTCTTTCTTAAGTCTAATAATGTCTGCTGTAAACTCGTCGTTAATACGAACAATCTTAGCCTTCTCACCCTCTACTTCAGCTTTAGAAGGTCTACCAGCAGCTCTAGTAATCCACTGACGATCAGCAAGCCATTTAGAAGCTTGGTAGTTTCCATCATCAGCTTGCTTAATCATAGCCTTAATAGCTCTAGCCCTAAGCTTAATCTCAAGCTCATCACGCCAAGTATCAATCTGTTCACGAATAAGCTTATTATCTAGCATACGAAGCCAATGGTTCCATCCAAGGAAATACTGATTGGCAAATTCATATTCTGTCACATCTTCCATCTCCAGATAGAGACGCTTAATAGAAGGATAGTTCTTACCTTTATATTGGTGGTCATTATCTTTCATCGTATAGACAGCAATGTCTACATCGTATTTAGGCTCTAAGAATAAGCTTTGTGTATAAGGCTTACCAAGCTCATCCTTAAGTTTACTTTTGTCGATTTCCATATTTCTCTAATTCCTTTCGAGCGTTCTCATATTGATTGTAATAGTAGTCACGCTCAGCAATTACTTTTTCTGCTCTGGCAGCTTCCCTTGTAAGAAACTGTCCATCTTCTTTGTAAAGCTCTCTGCCTGTACAGGCTTGGACAACTGTGGTAGTTGTGGAAGAGGGCATACTAGCTGGACGGGAGGGACGGTTTGACAAGCGCTTAAGAGCAACACTAAGCTCAGCATCAATAGAAGCAATCTTATCATCCTTTTGTTTAAGAGCAATGTCATGTCTTTCCTTTAAATCTTTCTCAAGCTTTACACGCTTATCTTTCTCTTTCTCTACTGCTTTATTAAGTTCAATAGTGTATTCAATACGAGAAGCTTTAACAGCGTTATGCTTGTCTACGAAATGGAACGTCAGGAAGGCCACTAGAAAGGCCCCCATGACGAAATATTTAATAAGACTTAGGTAGGGCTGTGCCCAAGCAAATAGCACGCTCATAGAGTCTCCTATTGTAAAGTCCCTTCACTTGTTTTCCACCAGCATATACCCATTGCATAAGCCCTTCACAAGCTCCTCTATGATCTCCAGCATTAAGTTTCTTGAGAAGAGAGCTTTTACAGAAAGCAGAAGCTCCTACATTTAATGTGAAGAGTGCATAAGCTGTATATTCGTTTTCACTGATTGGGACATTAATACATTGAAGCATAGGACCTGTATGTTCTATTAAGTCTTTACGAAGAATATTATTACATTCTTGTAACGTATAAGTTTTACCAAATTGAACATCAGGTCCAGTATGTCCATAACATACTGTAGGAACTCCAACTATATCAATATATGCTTCTCGTTTATCTCCTTCCCAAAGGGCTGCTCCTCCAATAAGAACAGCCCCTAAGAAACCAACAAGCCATTTATTCGCTGGATGTGCCATTTCTAATCCACTTATAAAACTGTTTACATCGTTGAATAAACACTGGGGCTTTTTCAATGATGAACATGATGGAGACAATTGCTGAAAGAACATATGTCCATGTCTCTAAAGGAAGTCCTAAAAAGACATACGAAACAGAAGGGGAAACTGACACTGCTACTTTAACACTGTCAGGAATGTTTTCAGAAATATTCATATTACCTTCCAGATGGGTATGTAACAGTAAACTCAAGCCTATCTTGGTTCACGAAAGTAATTGGCATAGTCCCACTAAAATGTGTTGAACTTGCAGGAGATGTTGAAATAGCAACTAAAGCTACATTACCAGCTCCACTAGGAGAAACTCTTGCAGTTCCTGTATAGAATGCTGTAGGTGAAGCATCTCTTACAACAGCAGGGCCTTCTTCTGTTCGTTTAGTTTTATAAGAGAGATTAAAGGAAATCTCACCAACACCCATAGTAGTTGATGGTCCAGCTTGTAAAAGGAAAGTCTCTTTAACCATTCCTTCAGGGAGAATATATGTGTATCTCTCTAATGTACCATCACCAATATTAGGTGGTGTGGGAGCTGTCCACAAACTATTTCCACTAGCAAAGAATTCTGTACCAAATGCAAACTGTAAAGCTAACGCATTATTGTAATACAGGAATTGTGAAATATCAACTTCAATTAAACCAGCAGTATTGTATGTCCCAGTCGTAGTGATGGCTTGAGCTTGAGCATCACACTTACCACTAATCTTAACATTATTGACAATGTTATTAGTAGCTGTAGCACTTTCAGCACCACCAACACCAGTGTAGTTTACAATCTTAACAGGGGTGTAGAGACCAGGTTGTTCAATATCAAGCTCAATCTTAACATTATCAATACGACCACCAAGTAGGTCAATATGATTGATAAGAACATGAGGGATATTAAACAGACATCCACGAGAATGGTATTTAACTCGAATATCTGTAGTGGCTGGACCACTCACAGAACGGCTAATATTAATAGCACCTGTAGTGGATTTATTCTCTCTATTATTAATCGTAGCTTCTACATCATCTACACCATAGACGAAGAAAGGACGATAACAATTACGAGCAGCAATATTCAGATTAACATTATTACCATCGTTATTAGCATCATATCCGTAATAACAACTGTCAGCAATAATCCTTCCACGAATATCCCTAATAGCTCCAGTACGAGGAAGCGCACTTCCTGTCGTAAGAGGAGAATTAATTTGTCTCCCAACAACATCAATGTAATAGTCACTAAAGGAAAGTGCTCCAGTGTTCTCTAAGACAACACCTCTAATACCTAAACCATTATCAGTTGGACCTGGATTGTATGTAGGATCATAGAATTCAAACCTACTAACGTGAACATGATTGTTATTCTGGAAGAAGAAGAAATTAACAATACCAGCAGTAGCTGTACATTCAAATACAACTCTACCAACAGAAGCTAAGGTAATTCCATCACCTCTCCCAACAAAGCTAACTAACGAAGTGGAAGAAGCACTACCACAATAGTAATAACCTTCAGGGAAGAGAATACTCTTAGCTTCAGAACATGCTAATACAATCTTAGGAAGAACATTAATAAGCTTAGTACCAGCCCTAACATCAGCAATCTCAGCATCAGTAAACCAATCAAAAATACATTTGAAATCATTATTCTTACTATGCTGTGTTCTACCAACTGTACTAGCTCCTGTAGCCTTTGTCCCAATAAGAGCATCACCAAGAGATGTATTACTAGTATTAGCTAAATCACTACGAATAAGAGAATCAGCAGCTTGATAGTCTAAAGCAAGTTCTGCAATAGCATCTTGAACATTCGTAGCAATAATTGTAGGAACAGGACTAAATGGAATAGCTGATGCAGGATATAAGCCTACAACACCATTCAATACATCTTGCAATCTAGCAGCATCATTAGGAGAAGCTGGAGGAGGAAGATTGATAATCCTCTGTCCATTCATATCCAATAGGTTTTCCATTTGATTTGGTTCACCTTCTGGATTATCTCTCCACAATACATTGTTGTTCAGAGCATTCTCAATTTCTTGGAAATTGGAATTAATCTTACTCAGATCTCTACCACTCAATGTATCATCTAATTCAATTTTCATTTATTTCCTTTATATTCATGGAAAGCTGGAATAGCTGTCTTCTATTCGTAACAATCCTATTACGTCCCTTCGGGACATTCTATTACTAATTGCCCGAAGGGCGTACAGGAACACCTTCACTTTGTTCCAGGTGTTCTCCTCAGCATCTGCCTCAGGAGAAATTGGGGAGGAGAATTCTGGAGAAGGTCATTTGTAATAATTTCTTGTAGAAATATTGGAGGGGGAATGCACCATTACTCAGATACCCCTTACCCCCTGGGTACCCCTCAGGATACTCCTCAGTATAAATCCTCAGATTATCTGAATCAATCCAGATAATAATTATTGCCTAGGCAGTGAAATAACCCCTCACTATATCTTTCACGATTGTTCATTACCATGAACCATCCAGATACTATCCTCAGCTTATATCCTCAGGACATACCCTCAGTAATATTCCTTTATGAATCAACCACTTACATTACATTAGTATGTGCCGAAGGCACGTCTAGCATCTATCCTTGACGCCTTCGGCACACTTCTTGCGCTCTATTAATACGCCTTACGTCGAGACGTATAGAAGAACGAATGTGTAACAGGTTGTAAAGGCTATTGACTGCTATCATCCAT